CTCCTGTCGGGAGACGTGGGCTGGGATGCCCTGGATCAGTTAGCCGGGACCGACACGATCGCCGCGCGGGGGATGTCCGTGCGCGACGCGGTTCTTGTCGCTACCCGCGGCGTAGCCGAAGACCTCGATGAACCAGCGACTCGCGAAGACCTTGGCCTTCTCGGGGCCGACGTGCTCGGTCAACAGCGCCACGAGGGTGGTCCACGGCTTCGGGGAGAACTTCCACTTCGTCAGACCCTCACCACGGGTCCAGTAGTGGTGCAACTGGTCGTGGCCCGGAGTCACGTCCTTACCGGCCAGACGTTCTTCGGTGATGATGCCGCGCAGGCGCAGCGACCCGTCGTCAAGTTTGGCGCGGGTGGCTTCCTCGTCCCCGGCGGCATGGAATGCCTGCCAGTCGGCGAACGCGGCACGGGCCGCGTCCGTGTCGGCCTGGACGAACTGGAGCCCGTGATCGCCGTCGACAGGTTCGCGATGGTCCCCAGCGAGCGCGATGATCTCGAACGGGATGCCGTCGGGGAACGCCTCGCACCGCGCCCGCCCGCCTTCTGTGCGACGCTCACACGCCCAGCACAGCGCCGGCAGCCGCGTCGTCACCGGGTTGCCGCTTCCTCTGCCAGACGGGCCAGGATGGCGCCGACCTCCTTGATGTGCGGGCGGGCCTTGTCGCCCATCATGGAGTACTCCTGCCACACCTCGGCCAGGAGTTCGTCGAGTTGGCTCGACTGGTCCCCACTGGGCTGGGCGGCGTACCCGCTGATCCTCTCCCGGATGATGTCGCCGTGCGGCGCGAGACGGAGGTTGACGGTCGCCTTGTCGAAGTCCTCGCCGATCTCGTGCAGGGTGCCCGGCTCGAGGTCCAGTGCCCGCTCCAGGGTGCCGAACAGTTCGCCGGCCTGACGCTCATCGAACCCGTTGCGCCGCATCGTCTCCACCACATGGTGTCCGAACTCGTGCGCCATGCTCGCCGCCGGCCCACCGATCTCCGTCGAAGGCGGATGCCAGCCGGACGCGTGGGCATGGTGGCTGGCCTCGGACAGCTCCAGATAGTGGTCGTGCCAGTCCGGTGAGAGCGCGATCCGGTTGCTGAACTGGTCGTAGCGGGCCATCTCACCAAAGTCCCAGCCGAACATCCCCTCCCGGTCCGCGTCGGCTCGGGCGTAGTCGACACCCTCGAGCATCAGCGTGGTCGAAGGGACAAGGTCGGCTTGGGCGCCGAGTGTTTGCATGATCGGCGCGCGGGTCTGCTCGAGGACCCGGTTCCCCTTGAAGTCGGGCACCAGCGCTTCCAGGTGCCGGTGTGCCCGGGCTGTGGGCGTGAGCGAACTCTCGGCCTGATGGAAGTCCGTCAGGGCCTTGACGGCATCGTCGAGTGTCGCCCCGGCGGCGGGCTGCTGGATCTTACGACCGCTCCCACGCTGACCCCTCGGTGGGAACAACGTCATCTTGCCGTCCTCGCCGACGTAGACCGTGCCGACGTTCGTGTCGCCGAGGAACACGTCGTGGGCTTCCTTGACGTTGCCGAAGACCGTTGGCGCGGGCTCGAGGCGAACCTTACCCGCCGGACCGGCTTCCTTCTTCGGCTCCGTTGGCTGTGCGGGCGCGTCTGGTGTCTTTGGCTTGTCGGGCGCCTTCGCCGCTGGCTTCTTCGTCCCGCCGTGGTGCTCTACCAGTCGGTCGACGAGAGCCCTCTTCGGTCCCGACACCGGCAACTTCTGACCGGCGGGCAGCGTCTCGTTCCGCTTGCGGATCATGTCTTTCAGTTCGGGGACCAGCTTCAGGTCCAGGGCGTCACGGAGGGCTTCGGGATCGTCGATGTTGTCCAAGTCGACGGCGGGGGCTTTTGGTGCTGCCTTCCTTGGTGGTGTTGCCTTTTTGGGCTCGGGCTTGTCGGGCAGGTCCTTGCCATCGCCGACGTGCTCCAACAGGTCTTTCTTCAGCGCTTCCGCGATGTCATCCCGCGAAGCACCGCGACTCAGCTTGATCCCACGGGCGACCGCCACCTTCCGCAGCGGTTCCCGGTCGGTGAACTCGGCGAACGGATCCCCCTCGCGGTCGGTCCGCGCCCACTCCTGCAGGGCGTCGACGACCCGCTGCGCCACCGACCGGAACCGACCGCCGCCGGCGCTACCTTTTGGGTTACGCGGATGGTCCGCCGGATCGAACCGGGCCCGCGTTCCTTCACCGCCGGCGAGGAACTTGTCGATCCCGGCGGCGATCCCGTCGGCCTCCGGGTCGGGCTGGTCGCCCTGAACTGCTCCCGGTGGCTGTAGTTGGACGCTGGTCAGGCCGGAGTGCTTGAGCAGGCTCACATCCCCCGCGACGGCGGCGGCGATCGACGACTCGGCGGTGAACCCGTCCCGGACCGCCATCGTCACGCCGGAGATCTTCAGGTTCAGAATCTCCGCCGCGTCCTTCGCGTCCTCCCGCAGCATCGGCATGTCGGTGGTGTCGAACCACAGTTCCGCGTCGTTGGGGACGTCCACGATGTCCGCGAGGGATCCGGACAGGTCCTGCAACGTCGGGTACACCCACGTGTCAGCGAACAACCGTCGGGCCATGCCGAAGTTCCCGGCGTTCAAACTCGACCCGGCGAGGCCTTCGGAGATGCCCAGGATCGGCGCCGGCACCCGCGACAACGCCGCGATGCGGGTCTCACCGCCGGCGATGACGTTCTTCAGGTCCATGTCCTTGAAGTTGTTGCCGATCACCGTCGCGTCCGCGCCCGCGGTCAGATAGAGGGTCTTGAACGCGTTCATAACCCCGTTGTGGCGGGCGTCCATCGCGTCGACGATCTCGTCGAACTGCGGCTTCGTCAGCGCCGGGATCCCCTTGACCACGAGGTTCGGGGTCGCGCCCTGGGTCCAGTAGCGCAGTTTGTGTTCCGACGCGGCCCGGTCGTTCTGGATCTCCCGCACCGCTGGGGTGATCCAGGACATGCCGATGTGGGACATCTCCGGGTCGGGAAGGGGACACCAGTGCGCAACATCATTGGGCAGCAACGTCTGCGGCCGGTTCCCCGACCCGAACCCGCCGTTGCAGTACACGAACCCGATCAGCTCGCCGTCCAGCGCGTGGGCGGCGTCCTCCGGCTCCTGGTCCGACCCGAAGATCACCACAACCCAGTCGGGGCGCAGCACCCGAAGTCTTTTCGGCTGGCGGTAGACGTAGGCGTTACCGGCCAGGCCGGCGTGCCACTCCATCCGGGCCAGCATCTCCCCGGTCGTCACCGCCGGGGCCGGATGCTCGAGCACCGACAGTGCTCTTGTCCCGAACGTCTTGCGTGGGGTCTTCGACGACGGCAGGTTGCGGAACGTGAACCGCGCCTGCGAGATCACCAAAGCTCTGACCATCTGCGCCGCGAACGCCGGCGGGCATTGTCGCAGCGCCGCCGAATATCCGGGAAGCGATTGGGAGATCTCCTGCGCCCTGATCCCCACCATCGTCTGGCGCAGCCCGTAGGCACCCGGCCCGTACGTGTTGCCGCCGTAGACGAACTGCTCCATCGACGGCAGCAGGTAGTCGCTCAGCCACGTGTCAGCCGAGTACCTGACCTCCCGCCGGCCCGCGAGCGCGAGCGCCCGGTCAGCGAGGCCCACCAGCAGCCGCCTTCTTCGGCGGCTTCGGCCTCACCGGCCAGCGGTCCACCGCGATCTGCCGGGCCTGGGCCTTCTGCCGGGCGTCCGTCCACCCCACCCGCACCGCCGCCACCGTGAGCCGGGACGCCTCCGCGACGAACAGCAGCACCCAGAACACCACCCACCCGGCCAGCCAGAACGGGGCCAGGACGACGTCCAGCAGGGTCGCGCCGATCGTCAGATGCCGCACCTGCGCCCGGACCCGGTACGACAGGTGGGGCCGGACCGGTTCGAACTCCACGGTGTCGCTGACCACGCCGCCCCCTACCTGAACGCGCCGAAGAACTGCTGCGCCACCACGACCGGGCGGGTCACGAACCCGAACACCCCATCGGTCAGAGCCTTGATCGGGGACATGACCACGTCGGTGGTCTTCGTCTCCCACGCGTGACCCTCGCCGAGGTTGCGTTTCGTCCCGCCCTTGACCGAGTCGGTCAGCTCGGTCGCGAAGACGTCGGAGCGCCAGAACAGCCGCCGACCGGCCAGGGCCTCTTCGCCCTCGCCGACCTTCTCCCGCTTCTTCGACGACAGCGCGTCGTACACCATCCCCCAGCCGGCGGCAGCCTCACGCGCGGTGAGGGTCGTCACCTCGAGGAACTCCCCAGCGGGGTCTTTCACTTCAGCCGCTCGCAGGGCCTTGTTCAGCTCCTCCGTCATCGAGTTCGTCGCCCCCGACGGATCCAGCACGATCGCGGCCGGCTTCCATTTCAACGCCAACTCCACCATCCGCGGAACCGGCCAATCCCCGTGCGGACGGTGCTCCACCACCTCGCCGTGCAGGTTCCCGTCCGCCCGTTCACCGACCGCCACGATCGTGGTGTGGGTCCGCTCCCATGTCGTGTTCACCGCGAGAACCACCGGATCCTTGGCCTGCGACCGCAAATCCGCGGCGTTCTCCCAGTCGGTCTTGGAGATGACCTGCCAGATCTCGTCCTTGGTGGTGGTCTTGACGTTGCCGTAGGCGCGCTTGAACTCGCCGGGGATCTTCTCCATCGCCTGACGCTCAGCCCGCAACGCGGCAATGGTGATCGTGTGCCGCCACTTCTCTCCGGGCGGGGCGCAGCGGCACGGCGGGGCAGGGCACAGTGCCGGCATGAACGTGAAGTACGACGCCTCATCCTCGGGGTCCCAGCCCTTCGGCGCGGACCACTCGAAGTACGCGACCCCATCGCCAGTGTCGGCCTCCACCGCAACCCGACCAGCGTCGACCTTGCGGTTCAGAACAACGGAGTCCTCAGTTCCCGCCGTCGAGCACACCAGCAGCTGGGCGTCCTGAATGGTGATCATCGCAGGGCGCAGGCCCTGCTCGCGGCGGTCGTCCGAGTCGTGCCACACCTCGTCCATCACGGCCTGGTGCAGAGTCTTGCTGTGGCCCGACGAGGTGGACGTCGACAGAAGCCGGATCATCGAGCCGGTCTTGAACCGGATGCACTCGTTCCCCATGCCCTCGTTGATCTCCAGGCGGGAGCCCTTCGACGACACGAGAGACCTCAACTGTGAGTTGCGGATCAGCGGGAACAGTTCGTCGATCCATTTGTCCCGCGCGTCCTTGCCCGTCTGGGCCGTGAATGCCGACCGCTGCGGATGCTTCCACCGGCGTGACACACACCGGTTGATCTGCCACGACAGGAACAGGGTCGTCTTGCCTGACTGCCGGGGGATCGTCACGACGACCTCGCGGTACGCCGGCAGCCCCGTCAGCGGATCGATCTCCCCGCCCACGTCCGCGACCAGAGACTGCCACGGCATGAACGGCTGGCCCAACTTCTGGGCGACAACCGCGAGCTCGGGGCCGAACGACTCCCGCTCAGGTCGTCTTCGGGTCGCGTACCGAGGAGGACAGGTCGTCGAGAAGCCTGTCGACGGAATCATCACCGCCGTCATCGGCCGTCAACTCCCCGATCGCCGCCCAGTACTCGTGCCACATCTGCGAGTTGAACGGGTTCAGGTCCAACGCAACCGCCATCGACAGCAACGCCTGCACCCGCGCCGCGTCGACCTTCTCCAGCCGACCCATCCGCTTGAGTTCGGCCAGCGTCTGCGTGATCGCCTTCTCGTTCGGCCCCGCCACCCGCTCCGGGTGCTCCCGGTGACGGTGCGTGGCCAGAGTCCGGCTACTGCGCGCTACGAAGGTGCAGTCCGGGCACTGCAAAGTCACGCTCCGTATGTAAAAATCCGGGAGGC